TAACCCAGGCAAGCCTGGACTCAAGGCACCGCAGCCTGAGGGTGGCCCTCGCCGCGATTCATTCTGTGCCAGGATGAAAGGTATGAAAAAGAAACTCACCTCATCCAAGACTGCCAACGATCCCGACTCTCGCATTAACAAATCCCTGCGGGCGTGGAATTGCTGATGAAGTCTACCCCAAAGAACCCTAAGCTGTGGGCTGCAACCAAAGCGGCAGCCAAGAAGAAATTCGACGTATACCCTAGCGCCTATGCCAATGCGTGGGCAGCCAAGGAATACAAGAAGAAGGGTGGCAGTTGGGGAGGCGCGGATAACCGCGTGAAGAAATGAAGGGCGGCCTTGGCAAATGGTTTGGTGAGAAGTGGGTTGACATCAAGACGGGCAAAGACTGTGGGAGAAGTGGATCTGAGAAGTCCAAGCGTGGGTACCCCGCCTGTAGGCCAGCCGCTGCCGCAGCCAAGATGACTCCCGCCCAAAAATCCACCATGTCTAAAAAGAAGACAGGACCCCAGCGTAAGTCGTGGCCCGTCTCCCCATCAGGAAAAGCCAAATGATCCAAGCCATCGGTGCCGTAGCACCCGCCCTCTTCAGCCTCATCGACAGCCTCTTCACCAGCGATAAGGAGAGGGACGAGGCCAAGCTGAAACTCTTGAAGATGGAGAAGGATGGTGCCCTTGAGGAACTTAAGGTATCCATGTCTGCGATCCTCGCGGAGGCCCAATCCTCAGACCCTTACACTAGCAGGGCGCGACCTTCTTTCCTATACGTCATGTACCTCATCATCCTCATGTGTGTCGCCGGATCCGTCATTGGCATCTGGTTCCCGCACCATGTGGCTACCGCCGCCACAAATTTGGGAAGCCTCCTCAACGCCATCCCCGAATCCCTCTGGTGGCTGTTCGGTGCTGGCTACCTCGGCTACACCGCAACCCGTAGCTTCGATAAGTGGAAAGCCCGATGACCTTTGAATCCTGCTTGCCCTACATCCTCAAGGAGGAGGGGGGCTTCATAGATCATCCAGAAGATCCGGGCGGGGCAACCAACCACGGCATCACCCGGAAAACCTGGGAGACCTTCACAGGCAAGAAGGCCACCATCGATGACATCAAGAAACTCACAATCTCCGATGTCACCCCCGCCTACAAGAAACTCTACTGGGATAAGGTGCGGGGAGATGAACTTCCTTTGGGGGTGAACCTCGCCGTCTTCGACTTCGCAGTTAACTCCGGACCCACCACAGCAATCCGGCACCTCCAGAAGGTAGCGGATGTGGAAGCTGATGGTATTTTCGGACCCGACACCAAGCGTGAAGTATGGGCCATGGATGCCAACCAGCTAATCTTCGACTTGTGCCAAAGTCGTTATCTCTTCTTGCATAGCCTGGATCACTTCCCTACATTTGGGCGGGGGTGGACTTCCAGGATCTCCCGCATCCTCAGTGCATCCCTTTCCCTTCGCCTCAACTAGGACGCCATACCTATGCATACTTTCCCCACCCACATCATCGATAACATCCAGTACTCTGTGAGGACGCCCCACATCGAGGGCTTCTTTCACAGCGACATGAATCACGTTGGCCTTGCAGAGATCCGCCAACTCCTCCTGCGCCAGATCGAAATGCTGGAGGCTATCAGCCGCGCCAACATCAACATGCAGATCTCACGCCCGCCAATGAAGAAGAAGATGGCTGAGGGCAAGCCCAAGGTCAAGAAGAAGCGGGAAAAGAATGTCAAGTGATTCCAACATTTTCACCTTTCCCTCTCGGGAAGAAGAAGGTTTCAAGCCAGCGGAGGACGGGGATACTGGTATCCCTCAAGTTCTCAGTGCCTTCCAAGACCTGAAGCGGATGGTGGAAAACAACGAGGTGGAAAGCTTCGTCGTTGTTGGTACCACTAAGGATGGGGGTAGCTTCGGCAGTATTGCTGGGCTACTCTCCCGCATGCGTCTCGTCGGCATGCTTGAGTATGTCAAGATACAGATTATCGCAGAGTAGTTTGTTCCGGGCAAAGCCCGGCAACTACAAGATGCTGATAAGCAATACGGGGAAGGTGATGCCTTACGGTATTACCTTCCCTGAGTACTACCGGATAACCTGTTACCTCTACAAGGTAGATAAATTCCGGATCCGAAACATCGAGAAGGTTCTCGGCAGGAAACTGACGATGCCCCAAAGGTCCCGCCTCCTCTATAGGTTGCGGAAGGAGGGCAGACTGGCTGGCATCATTCCCAACAAGTCTGCCCCCAAAGTCCGCATCAGGTGGGTCAAACTAGATTCTTGCGAACCTGTCGATACCTCTGATCCACCACCTTCTTCACCGCATCCAACATCTCCGCAGCCTCAGGGGAATACTTCCCCATGAAACCCAGGGGTTCCACCATCTCCCACAACAAGGTATCCAACTTCACGCTTAAGCGGTTGGGGTCGATGGAATCCGCAATGATGTAGACAACCACGGACTCCCCTTCCAACTGCACCCGCAGTTGCATAGGGACATTGAGGTTTGTCCTTCCTATTTCCATATCACTTCTCCATACATGCCGTCACCCAAACCCAAAAAGTATTCCAGGCAGAAGTCGTCGGGCTTCCCGCCATTCAAATTGCGGTAGATCTGACCACACGCAATCTTGCCGGGGAAAGCATGCCGTACCCAAGGCACATACTTGTCTCGCATCTTGGGGAATACGGAAGCTTTGCGGGATAGCTTCACCTCCAGCACAATGACCCTGCCACCCACCAACACCAAGATATCTGGCTGGCAGAAGGTTTCACTCCCATACAGCCATTGTCCGTGGAGGATGGTGCAATCCTCGTAGCCGGGGGTGAGGACAAGATCCCGCACAACCCTCTTCTCGTAGTTAATGCCGCGCCTTTGCAGAGTGTTGTATGTATCGCGCGGCAGCACTCTCGGCCTCTGGCCTAACCTCACATAAGACATCCAGCAATGCTCCAATGATTTCGGTGGGGTTGCCCTGCTTGTCCCGCAAGGAGGCATCCCGCATCACCTTCAGGGGTACCCCATACTGCAACGCAATGCTGATTACCGTGGCGGCAGTGCAGCAGATAGCGTAGAGGTCGGTGCCAGCCCGAGGTCCCGATACGAAGACTTCCCGGATCTCCCCACCATGGGTGGAGTAGGAGATGTGGTACCTCTCCCCATTGAAGTAGAGTTCTTCAATCGTAGACTCGCGCCGATTGGGGAGTCGGTGCCGCGAATCGGAAATTGCAACGGACGACATACACATTCCCTTCCTTCAAAACATCAACGGATACTTCTCGCCCGCGCTTCCTGTAGTAGGCGCGGATCTTGTTTGCCAATCGCTGGCTGTGGAATTTGCTGCCAAGGTAGTCAGGAAAGTCCATCGGGGTTGTCCTTCTTGCGCTTCCCCCAATTCATCCCGGTCTGGGACTCCCATGGGATCAGCATCTGTCTCTTCACCCCAAAGATGTCGGTGACCTCAAGGGGATGCGTGAGGCATTCTACAATCTGGGGGAGGAGGAGGGCAACCTTATCTTGCTCCACTTGGCAAAAAGCTGCGTCATGAATGTTGTTGAGGATCTGGACTTCCGGCAACTTGCCATAGATTTCGAGGAGACCACGGGCTGTGAGATCCCCCACCGTGGATTGGGGCACGTAGGCAATGGCTGCCCTCAGCGTCGCATCGTCGTGGGGGTTACCCCAAAAGTTACGCACCCTGCCAAAGGGGGTCACCAACCTATGCTTGGTCTGTATTTCCTGGAGGATCCAGGAGTGCCACTTCTTAATTTTGGAGAAGGTCTTGAAGTATAGCTTCTGGAATTCCTCGATGACCTTGATCTCAACTTTGAGGGTGATGGCGATGGTGCGGGCAGTACCACCATAATTGCTGCCGTGGGCCGCCCTCTTGGCGATATCTCTGTAGGACATCTCCCGATAGTATTTGCGGTCAGCCAACTCCCTCTTCGGCTCAAAGCCAAACACCATCGAGGCCACCATGGTGTGGACATCCCCCGACTCAACAGCCTTGATGTAGGTCTCATCACCCGCAAGGTAGCCGACGACTCTGGCCTCCGCCCCCTGCTGATCGCAATTTACAAAGATGTAGCCGGGGTCGGGGATGAACATGCGGCGGACAAAGTCATCGATATTCTGGAGGTTGCTGGCCCACCCATAAGGGTGGCTGCTGCTACTCCATCTGCCGGTATCCGTACCCCCAATGTTAAAGTTGGCATGCCACCTACCCTGAGGGGATAGCTGCTTTGTCACAGTATCCAGTGTCTTTGATAGGTCCCGCATCTGGAGGAGGGGGGTGGTGATGGGCATAGCCCTGGTATATTCCCGGTGGAGTTTCTCCAGGGTATCCCTATCCGTGGATACCTTCTTCTCTCCCTTCTTGGATACGATCACCTCCGGAAGGTACAACCTCTGGTAGAGCAACTCCTTGAGTTGGGTGTAACTACGGGGATTGTATGTCTTGCCCCACACCTTCTGGCAGATGTAGTTGAAGTTGTCCTCTACCTTCTTGAGGGAGGTCTCCAACTCCTTGGCAATGACATCTTTCTTCTGGGGATCAATGAGGATACCCTTGTCCATCATATCGATTGCCAGGGGGAGAAGGGATTTCTCAAACTCATAGGTGTTGTTTGGCTTCAAGACCCTGTAGATTTCCTGGGTCATCATCCCATCCAGCCCATTGTAAACCATGTGCTGGAGGGTATCATCCATCGGGGGCAGCTTATCTGTGGTGATGGTTTTCATAGCTTGGCCTTCAGCCTTTCCAACTCATCAATGATACGCATGGCGTAGATGGTGAAGTCCTGCAACTCTTCTTGGGCGTGGGTCAACCACTGGTGGGTGGTGAGGTCTTCCCTCTCCATGGTGGTGCCATACTTCAAGAAGCCCCGCTTGGCTCTCTCCGTATAGGAGGCAATCACTTTCTGGGTATACTTGTCCATTGTTCCTCCAGCCCCTTCACCAATTGTTTCAAGAGGGATAGGGTGTGGGTTTCGGATAGGGGGATCTTGTGGAAGCTACCATCCACCATCACGTTGAGGATGATGGTGTCCTCGCGGGTGAAGTAGGCGAGGTCAACCACCCCCAAACAACGCAGCACGATTGATCGTCCTGCCCTCCTTGATCATGCGAGCCACAGTCTCCTTGAAGTAGTCGTAGTCATACCCAAGGAAGAGGACGAAGTCTTTGATGTTGGTTGCCGATGAAGTGAAGATTGCAGTCCTTGCCTGATCCCGGATAACGGGGGTGACTTTGGGGGAGGTGGCATCCTCCACAGCCTGAACCACCACAGCCAGCATCAACTTCTCTTCGGGGCTGTATTCCTTGGGGGCCACGGGATCAACGTGAGCTTGGTAGGACATCTCATCCCAGCCACCCAAGATGATGTTGTGGTTGGATTGGTACTCCCGCTTCTTACTCATCTTTCTTGTTCCTGTCCTTCACCTTGCCCACCCTCAGAAGCTTCCACGATTTCTCGTTGCAGTAGATGCTGCCAAGGAAGCCCAGGGATTTGGGCCACTCGATCTCCACACTATGGGAGAGAAGCATGGTGTCATCAACAGGGTAGTTGATGGGGTAGCCTTCCCGCTTCAGGTAGGTTAAATCGTAGACGGCATTGTGGGCAATCTTGATTTTGGGGGAAGCCATGAGGGTGGCGATGGCTTGCTTCTTGGCGGGGGTAGCCTCACCAAAGGGTAGCACCAGGGGAAACACATAGACTTCATGGGGGGAGGTGGCAAAGCAAATCATGGTGATCTGCTGGTTTGCCGTCTCAATGTCGAAGGCGAAGGACTCTGCCTTCAGTATCTGCTGGGTAGCTTCCGCCACATCCTGATCATCCTCCACGATGTGGATGGTGCGTCGGGGAAAGGTGGATGTCTTCTTCTGGGATTCCTGCCACGCCTTCTTCAGATCCATGGCAACCACGGGGAGAAGGCTGTGGTCTTTTACGATTGACCTGGGGTGGTGGGTGGCAACGACCCTGATGTCATCGTCTGTGTAGAGGATGGTGCCTCGATGGTCAGATAGCTTCTCCCCTGTAAGGGACCAGAGGGACAGATCCCCCATAGCGAGAATGAAGTTGGCATCTCGGCACCTATCCCGCACCCTATTGTAATGCGGGACAAACTCCGACTTGAGATATCCAAGCTGCTTGCTGGTAGGATTGCCGGCTGCTTCATCAGGTACTTCCTTCTTCTTGTGGAAGTAGTTGCTGGGATTTTCAAAGCGGGGTGGGTGGGGAAAGAGGGTGATGAATTCCACAGCCCCAAGATCTGCGTACTTTGCGGCAATCTTAAAAAGAGAAGCGGGGTATCCCGCAAGAGGGACCCCCGCCTTCATGGAATCTACGGATGGATAATCGAGGAGGATCAGCATGGCACAGTCAGGTTGTATTTGGCTGCGACCACCCTCATTTTTTGCTTGAAGTCTTCCAAAGGAGTCTTGGAAACTGTCTTCACATCATCATGTGCCTCTTGTAAGTCCATGAGGAACTCAAGCGAAAGACGGCAGAGATGCGAGGGAAGAAGTTCCTTGTTCGAAAGATCCTCAACGTCTTTTTTCTCCATTGCGGGGGTGTAATCTTTCTTTTCAATGAGGTGGCCTATGCCACACTTCATAAGTCTCTTTCCCTTCTGGATTCGATACACGCAAGTATCGTATTCATCTCGGGAAATGCCACCCTGTTTGAGGACGCCGAGGTAGGCTTTGTTGAAGGCTTGCTGCGTATCCATGATTAGTCTCCAGGGGTTGCTGGGTGGGGCTAACCCAATCCCCACCCAGCGTTCCTACATCAGGCTGCGATCCAGGAAGCGACGTTCATGTATTCCTTCCCGTCGCGGGACTTCTCAGCCTTGTAGTCGAACTTCACATCGTAGCCGACGAGACCCTCGATGGCTTCCTTCGCCGGGATCTTGTCGTTGAGATCCGGGTCGATCTTCTTCAGCGCAGCCTTGCTGTATTTGGCAGCAGCGTCGGTGAAGTAGAGGCGGCTGCTGCGGAGGACGCGATTCAACTCGACGCCTTCCAGGTCCTGACCACTCAGGGCTTCGCGCGCCTTGAATTCCAGGACAGCAAAGGGCTTGTTGTCCTGCGTGACATCAAGCTTGTAGCCAGAGACGTAACCGAGGTAGCGCCCCGGCGGGATCTCGCGGATATCTTCAACGCCTTCAAGGGTCTTGTTCCAGAAATCAGTCATCTCTATTCTCTTCTCTTTCAGTTTTCGATCTGCTTGAAGACGGCACCCAGATCGAATGGTGCCTCTGCAACTACCCGATGGGGTGCGCTGCATTTCAGGTAACCCATATCACGGGTCGTCTGCGTTTGCAACACTGGCTTGCCGTCCTTGGCGCGGGTCGCAAGCCAGACGTTGTTCATGTAGCGGGCAACAATGGTGGGGAGTTGCTGCCCGAGGAAACTGGGGAATGCCTTGACGATTCCGCCTGTCTTCTGGTTTTCGATAAGACGGAGGTGGGCAATCAGCACCAGATGGAAATTGTATTTGTCACTGGTGAGGCGGGCAATCTGGTTTTCGAATCGCTTCCGCATAACGTCCCAGAGGCTGCGGTCGAAGCCGCTCTTATCGTCCACAATACCGTTTTCCTTGAGGACTTGAGACATGCAGACATCGTTCCAGAAGGTGGCGCTATCCACCACCAGCACCGTCTTGTTGTCCCAGCTTTCGAGGGGTCCGAGATTCTCATCGGGCAACTCCCACTTGGTGGTGACAGCAATGGATTTCTTCCAGGAGTCGGGATCCTTGGAGGCAATGCTGAAGTAGGAGATGTTGTCGGCCTTGTCTTCCTTGAGGTAGGCACTCAGGATCCCGAGGTTGTTGTCGAGATCAAGGATGCGGACCTTGTAATCCAGGTTGGCGAGGGTCGCCATAAGGCCGGTCTTGCCAGCCCCAGGATCTCCGAGAAGCAACAGCTTCACGCGCTTTTGGTTTGGGTGTTTCGAGAATACAGGCATTTCAAATTCTCCATTTCGCTTCTATGTGCCCAACTCAGCGTGCCATCTGGTAGCTTGATGGTTGCTGGGTCGCAGCCGGGGTCGTCCAACAGGACGGTGGTACCAGGGGGGTACTTGTTGATGGTGGCTGACAGGTCAGCCGTGTGTGTCCACTTCATTTAGAAATTGCATTCGATATTAGCTTCGCGAAAGATCTCGCGAGATTGAAAGATCTCTGCACCCCACCTCTCAAGGAATGAATCACATACAGGCAGTGCCACCACACGGGAGATTTCCTTGCTGACGATACTGAGGGCGCAGTTGCAACAGGGCGGGTGCGTCGTATACAACGTGGCTCCCTTGGTGGGGAAAGCCGCGTTGTCCAGGACGTTCCTCTCTGCGTGCAGGGTGTATCGTAGCCGAATCTCCCGGTGCGTCAAGCGATTCTGCGAGTCCGCTATTCCTGGCGGGAATCCGTTGTAGCCCAGGGCGACTTGCTTGCGGGTCCCCACCAACACGGCCCCGACCTGGGTCGATGGATCCTTGGACCATGAGGCGACGTGGCTGGCGAGATGGAGGAAGCGGGTGTCCCACTTGTCAAGCATCGTCTTTCCCCATGAAGCTGTTGACCATATCCGCCAACCGCTGGAAGTTTTCATAGCATTGAAGAGCGTCTTCATCGTTGTTGAAGACGATGCCTTGGAAGTCACCCCTCTTCCCGGCATCTGTCAGGTGATCCATGGTTTCTTCCAGGAGGGTGGTGATCTCAAGTGCTGTCGGAACTTTTGGTAGATTTGCGAAGTCGATCACGTTTGGATTTCCTTTTGAGAGTTGCTACTACTTCTTCTGCTATGGTGTCTACAAGTTTGGGGCTGGCCTCCACAGCAACGATGATCATCAGTTGCTTGCTACCTTTGAAGATGCTACCCCCGATGTGTTTGTACGTCATGGCGTAGCCTTTCACCTATACGGATTTCCGGGAGGTTGCCAACCTTGAGGCATCTCTTTTGCAAGATTATTGGCACACCAAATAGAATAGGCATCAACGAGCAGCGGATCTGCACAATGCTCAGCCAAAGCCAACATCTGCTTTTCCGATACGATGTACCACCTACGGGTACAATCATCTTTATATACCCACCGCCTTGGGCTGATGCGAATGGCTTCCAAGAAGGCAACAGAAAACAATAGTTTGATTTGCTTGTCGGTCATGGATCGCTCCTTTCCACAACGAGCTTGTGCCAGAGCAGCGCCCAGACATAGCCAAATACGTAGGCCGCGACGCAGGAGGTCATGGCTTGGCCTCCAGTGCATCATCAATGCTTTGCCGCGCTGCGGCTGGGATTGTCGCCAAGCCGTCCATGCGACAGTCGTCGTCTGCATCACGGACCATCTCCAAAACTGCCCGCA